GTCTGTTGTTTCTGAAGACGTGAAGGGAGGGAGTCCGCCTGTGAGTGGAGTGGATGTGGTGTGTGGTGGCATGGCACCGGCATTTCCGATGGGTTTGGCGTGCTGTGCTGTTCCGTATCCAGCCCCCGTGGAGTCTGTTCCTCCGGGGGTTTTCGCTCAGTCGGTCAGTTACCACGCAACTGACCTAGATTTCGCTTCGCTGTACTACCATGCTTCATGGTATCTGCGTACAGTGGGGGAGCAGGCTATTGGCCATTGTTGCAGTTTGGATTGCGACCCGCTATTGCCTTGTGCTTACGTTGATGTTCCTACGGCTGCCATTCTGTTGCGCAGTCTTGATCCATCGATAGCGCGGTCTGAGCTTGGTAAAGGCCGTCGTGTGTTCTTGTACTGTTTGTGCTCTGACATTGACGGACCTTTCCGTGTGGGCTCGCAGGAGTTTGTGTGCTGCGAGGGAGTCATCTCTGGTTGTGTTTGCGGGCAGATCTTGAACAGCCGCAACCTTCCTGGTTGTCGTGATGGTTCTGTTGACGGTCTTGGCTTGGAGGTGTTGTACCGCGGGTCGCACTTCCTATTTGCCGAAATCTTCCCAGAGCCTGAAGATGATCAGCCCGCAGTCCGTGAGGTCCAGCGGTTTTTGACGACGGGTGATGGAAATCGTTATCTGCTGACGGATGGCGATGACCACCGCTCTGTGCAGACCGTGGCTGGCTACAAGGCCACGCGGTACTTGCTGGACAACTCGGGCATCCCAGTCATCTTGATTGAGGGTGTCCTGGAGCTTCTCCGCGGCGTTGTTGACCGTGATTGGCCCAAGTTTTGTGTTGCTTTCGGGCGTGCTAGGAATCGTGTCGCCTCTGTTTCCGATGAGGAAGCTGCTAGCTGGCGCAAGGATTGTTTCCTTGTTGTCAATCAGCGCTTTGAGGAAGAGGCCCCTCTCGATGCCGGCGCGTCGTGTCATCATTGGGCAATGCAACCGGTCGTTGGTCGATGGGCGCTCCGTGCCCGTTGGCGTGCCCTTGTTGATGTTTGGTCTCAGATGCGAGCTGCTTTCACGTTTGATTTGTGGATGTCCTGGATAGTGGTGATACCTCTCTTGGTCGTTTGGCTTCGAGTCGTCGCGTTGCTCACCTGGCATCGCTTGATTGCGTTCCTGACTGGGCAGCCTAGTATGATCCATTTCCATGACTTCCTAGTGGCTTTTACTCCTGATGAGATCACTCAGCAAGTCTTGTGGGCGTGTTTGTGTGCGCCGCTGGTCGAAGAGGTTGCCTTGTGGACTGCCAGGAAACACTTGGCCGTGTCTCTTGTGTTGCAAGTGTCCTGGGCTTGGGCCCATTCTGTCCTCTTTGGCGGCACTGACCTGCTACCAACTCTCACTTTGTTGTTCTGCGTTGTGCGGACTGCGGTTATTGGGAGGGAAAATTTGGTGCCGAACTTTGTGGCGCACGCCACTTGGAATGCTATTTGTTCTGTCGTCTACACGGCCCCTTGGCTATGGCCAGCCTTCTCGGCTTGGTTTGTCAATGTGACCTGGTGGGCGAGTGAGGGCGGCCCATATGGTAGCATGATCCTGACGGAGATGTTGAAGGGAGCCCGCCAGCCCTTCGGTTGTATTTATGCCAAGGCTCTTGAGAAAATCTATAACGGTTGGCTCTGGCGTCAGAGTTCAAATCCGTACTTCATGGATGCTCGTATGTATGCTCAAGAAGCTGCTGGGCGCGCTCAAGACAAGTTGATTCTTGCCGGTTGTGCTGCGCTCGAGCCTTTGGCTGCGGGGTGCTTCGGCTGTGCAGTGTGGCTTGTCACTCGTTGGTTTGGGCGCCGGTGTCGCGTCCCAACTTACTGTGATGGGGTCCATGCTAGGTTGAAGCCTTCGCATGGTGGGTCTCGGCGCGCGCGCGTTTTCAATGAACGGTGCAACTCTTCTTGGTTTTACCAGATTGGGCCTACGTTGCCAGAGAGGACGCCGTTGTTGTACACCAGTTGTTCCCACAATCTTTCCCAGGGTTTGGCGCGGCGGATGCTCGTTGAGCGTCCATCGAAGCCGCACTGTTGGGAAGATGTCGACCATTGGCTGCGAGTCTTGACCTCCAGGTATTTTGACTCCACGCCCTTGGCATGGGACTATTGGGGGTTCTTGGCCGGCAAGCCTGGCAGTTTGGTTCGTCGAGCCAACAATGGCCTCACCAATCTGGTGTCACGTGGTGCTGTTGTTGATCATGATCGGCAGACCATTGACCTCTCGCGCGTTGCCAATATTCGTGTGCGATCTTCGCTGTTTGTCAAGCGTGAATTTTATGATTACGAGCCTTATCTTGGGAAGGAGCCGAAGCCTCGTGTCATCAGTGGGTGCACTGATGAGGTTCTGGCCATCTTGGGCCCGTATTATCATTCCATGGATCACAAGCTTAGATCGCTTGTCGGCTTGGTCAAGCATGTGTGCCCTGCCGACAATTCTGCTGCGGTGCGTGAGATCGTTGACAAGTCGAACCTTTGGAAGCGGCACGTCATTTCATCTGATCTGAAGAATTATGATGCGTCGCAAGGTGAAAGTGCTATGATTCTGCAGTCACAGTTGTTCGCTGCCATGGGCCTGCCAGAGGATATAGTGGCCTGGCAGCTTGAGAATGACATCACTTGGCGTGGCTCGCTTGATTCGCATCGTCGATCAGGCACTGAGAGAAGCGTCAAGTACAACTCAGCTGATGGAGGTCGCAAGTCGGGTGATCCGCAGACTTCCACTGGCAACAACTTGTTCCATTGGTTTGTTATAGCGAGCTTTTGCTTGGCTCACAAGTCCACTCCGGATGATGCGCGTTTCATCATCAATGGTGATGATTTCCTGGGCGTTTTTCGCTCAGCGGGCAGTCGCGCTTATCTGGCACATCTAGCTGGTTTTGGCCTTGAGTGTGAATTCAATGTCGGACTAGAGTTTTGTGGTGGATTTTTCTTGGGTGAGCAATGTTCGTTTTGTCGCGATCCCAGCCGCATGTTTTTCAAGTTCGGGTGGAGCCATAGTAATGATTTGTTGAATCACTGGACTACTGCGCAGGTGATGCATGCTTGTGCCATCTGCGCGACTTACCATTCTGCTGGCGCTCCAATTGCGTCAGCTGTTGTGGCTCGCACCCTTGAGCTTTGCTCGGGTGACTTGGTTGCAAGCATTTCAATGCGCAAGACATTTTTTTTGTTGCACCAAGCCGGGTTCCTGCAAGTTCCTGGTGTCAATCCTGGTTTCACCACCGAGGTTGATTTTGATTGTCGTTGCGACTATGCCGATCTTTTTGGCATTCCACCTGGCTTGCAGGTTTGTTTTGAGCGAGCAGTCAGCGATCTGCCGCTCATGGGAGAATTGCCGTTGTTCCTGTCACGTCTCATGTCATAGTGGTCGGTGGCCTAAGTGAAGTCGCCGGCCTTGTCACGTCGTCACGCAATCCCCGTTTCCTTGCAGGGCTGTGGCGGTGGTCTCTGATCCGGCTCCGGACGCGAACCTGTCGCTAATGACGGCATTGACCATCAAGCCGAAAATCGCTGCCTACAACTATCCTTCGGCCCTGTCCATGTTCTAACACTCTCTTCGCTGGCACTTGTGCCACGAACCATCTCACAATCACTCTGGGTTAGAGCGGTTG